GGCCGGTATCGCTCGCGAGGAGTTGCTGCGTTTTGCCGAGGACGCCGCCAAGATGGGCGTGGCCTTCGATCTGTCGGGCGAGCAGGCCGGTGCCGCGATGACCGGTCTGCGCTCGATCTTCGGGCTGACGCAAGACGAGGTGGTGAAGCTCGGCGATGCGATCAACCACCTGTCCAACAACATGGATGCCAAGGCGGCCGACCTGCTCAACATCGCCAACCGTGCCGGCTCGACGGCGAAGCTCTTCGGCCTATCCGGCGCGCAGCTCAATGCCCTGGGGGCGACCTTCCTCGCACTCAAGACACCCCCTGAGGTCGCCGCCACCGGCATCAATGCGCTGCTGATGAAGCTCGCCACCGCCGACAAGCAAAACGAGAAGTTCCAGCAAGGCCTGCAGGACATCGGGCTGTCGGCCGAGGTCATGAAAGAGATGATCGGCCGCGATGCCCAAGGTGCGCTGACGACCTTCCTGCAGCAGGTCAAGAAGGCCCCGGACCTGATGGGCACGCTGTCAGATCTCTTCGGCATGGAGTACGCCGACGACATTGCCAAGCTGGTGGGTTCGATGGAGACCTACGAGAAGGCGGTGGGCCTGGTTGCGGATCGGACCGCCTACGCCGGTTCGATGCAGGCCGAGTATGAGGCGCGCTCGGCCACGACGGCCAACAACCTGCAATTGCTCAAGAACCAGATGAGCCGGCTCGGCATCACGGTCGGCAATGCCCTGCTGCCGGCCTTGAACAGGCTGGTGGGTGCGCTGATGGGGCCGATTGATAGTCTCGCTAATCTGGCCGAACGGTTTCCTGTCGTCACGCAAGTGGTAGTGGGTACCGTCGGTGCCGTGCTGGGATTGAAGGTGGCGACCATTGCATTGGGCTACGCCTGGACCTTTGTAAAGGGGCCGATCCTCGGGGCGCAGGTGGCGTTTCAGTCGGCACGGGCAGGCTTGGCACTGCTGCAGGTGCAAGCGGCTGCTACGGGTGCCAGTAGCGGATTGCTGTCGCTCGCCTGGACCCGCATTCAGACGGGCGCGCTTGGCCTGATCACCCCGATCAAATCGGCAGCGCTGGCCTTCTGGTCGATGTTGCCAGCGATTGGTGCCACCACGATGGCGCTGCTCGCCAACCCGATCACCTGGATCGTGGCCGGCATCGGTGCTGCGGTCGCCGGTCTCGCGCTGGTGATCCGCAAATACTGGGACCCCATTGCTGCTTACGTCGGCAGCGTGTTTCAGGGCATTCGCGCCGCCGTGCAGCCGGCCATCACCAGCCTCTCCTCGGCACTGGCCCCGCTGGCGCCCATCGGTCAGGCAGTGGCGTCGGTGTTCGGCTTCATGGGTGATGCGATCAGCGGCCTGGTCGGTTGGGTGGGTGATCTGCTGTCCCCGGTCACCCTGACCACGGACGAGTTCAGCAGCCTGTCCGCGTCCGGCCAGTCCCTCGGTGCAGTAATCGGCGGTGTGTTGAGCACGGCTTTTACGGTACTGACGTTGCCGATTCGGGCTGTCGGCACGCTGGTGGGGTGGGTGATGGAGGGCTTCCGCGCACTCGCATCCTTCTCCCCCTTGGCCGCATTGCAAGCCGGCTGGCAGCTGCTTTCCGGGTTCTTCGGTGGCCTGTGGGCCGGCGTGGTCAGTGGTGCGCAGTCGGCCTGGCAGCAGCTGACTGCTGCGCTGAGCTCACCCAATCCACTGCAGGCACTGCAGTCGGTGATGGGGTCGCTGTTGGCAGCGCTGGGTAATTTGCCGGGGCAGTTCATGGCCCTTGGCAGTGCGATGCTGCAAGGCCTGGCGCAGGGCGTGCGCAATGCCGCGCAGCAGGCGGTGGCCGCCGTGGGGGACGTCGCCGCTGGGGTGCGCGACCGCTTCAAGGGGATGCTGGGCATCAACAGTCCCTCGCGGGTCTTTGCCACGCTGGGCAGTGCGCTGTCCTTCGGGTTGGCCCAGGGTGTGGCGGCAGCGGGCCCGGCGGTCGTCAATGAAGTCGGGCAACTGGCGCAGTCGCTGCAGGCGGTTCCGCTGTCGCTGTCCACGCCCCAGGTGAGCCAACCTGGGCTGCGGCTGCCGTCCCCGGGTCAGTTCGCTGTGGGATTGGCGGTGCCACCCGCCTGGGGGATGCCGATCCAGCGTGACACGGCGGCAAACGTAGATGACACCTCCGAGGCTTCTCATCCGCCTCGTGCAGTGCCGTCTGGGGTGACGCCCATGCCAGGGGGAGCACCATCTGCTGTACCGCCTTCGCCCAGCGCACCGCACACGCCCGGCGCGCCATCGATCCACTTCGCGCCGCAGATCACTATCCACGCAGCCCCGGGCAGCGATCCGCAGGCCCTGGCCGATCTGCTCGAAGGCCGGCTGCGCAGCCTGATCCGGGAGGCGCTACGCGGCTCCAGTGCTGCGCTGCACGACTGATCTTCTTCTTATCCGTTTTGGAGGTTGACCATGGCCGAACGCGTGATGTTGGCCCTGGGGCCGTTTCGTTTTGAGATGGGGCAATCCACCTACCAGAGCCTGGCCATGAGCCAGTCTTGGCGCTGGCCCCAGCAGGCGCGCATCGGGCGTGACCCCGCGCTGCAGTTCACCGGCCGTGAGCCAGCGGAGATCCGGCTGCAAGGGGTGCTGTTTCCCGGGTTCGATGCCGGTCTGGCTCAAGTCGAGGAGATGCGTGCGCTGGCCGATCTGGGCAAACCCCTGCAGCTGGTCGACGGGCTGGGGCGGGTGTGGGGCGCGTGGGTGATCGTCGAAGTCGGCGACACCCGCAGCGTACTGATGGACGATGGCCAGCCACGCCGGGTCGGCTTCGAGATGAAGCTGCAGGCCTACGGCGAGGACGAGACCGTCACCGACTACTCGGGCGGCTGGAGTCCCTTTGCGATGTTGATGCCCCTGATCGATGGCCTGGTGAATGACCCCGTCGGTGCGATCACCCAACTGCTGGATGACATCACCCGCCTCGATCCCTTCACGGGCACCGGCGGCTTCACAGACCTGGCCGCCCTGATCGCCATCCAGAACGCGCTGGGTGAGCTCATCGACGCGGTGGGCGCCGCCGTGCGGGGCTTGCACAGCGAATGGCTGCAGGTCGTACCTGATGCCAATCACCCGGTGCGCCAAGCTTTGGAGGCCTGGTTGGCTTCGATCACCGCAGCGCAGACGACCTTGACCGACAGCACCGGGCTGGATGCCCAGGTCGCGAGGGTCCTCACCGCCCTGGAGACCTTGCGATCCGTGCTGCATCCGCTGGCCAACGGCAGCGTGGCGACCTCGGCGGCCATCTATGACCTGGCCCAACGCACGCTGCCCGCGCTCGATGCGGCCCAAGAAGCCGCGCGAGCGCTGCAGGAGAAATTCCCATGAGCACACCTCTGAAGGTTCAAGGTCAGCTACTCCCCGCCCGCGAGGGGGAGATGCTCGACGCGCTGGTCTGGCGGCACTACGGTCGCCTCGATGTGCTGCCGCTGGTACTGGAAGCCAACCGGCAACTGGCACGACTGCCAGTCACGCAGATGCTGCGTTTGCCAGCCGGTACAGCTGTGCTGATGCCCGCGCTCAACGATCAGCCCGTGCTGCCGCTTGTGCGCATCTGGTCGTAGAGGAGGAAAGCCATGCAACCCACCTTCCTGATCCTCGCCGACCGCACCGACATCACCCGTGCTGTGGCCGACCGGCTGCTGGAGTTGGTGGTCACAGACGAAGCCGGCCTGTCCTCCGACACCTTACGCCTGACCCTGGATGACCGCCGCAGGACCGATAGCGCCATCGCGCAGCTGCCCAAGATCGGCACGGTGCTGGAAGTGTCGCTGTCCTACGCCGGCCGTTCTTGGGTGGCGATGGGCAAGTTCATCGTCGACGAGATCGAGATTCGCTCGCCGCCAGCGACGCTGTCCGTCTCGGCCAAGGCGGCTGACATGGTCGGGCCGTTTCGCAGTCCCAAGACCCGGTCCTGGGAGGCGACCACTTTGGGTGCGCTAGTGACGGCCATCGCCGCTGAGCACCGCTACCAGGCCAAGATCGATCCCGAACTCGGCGCCATCCCGATTCCGCATCTGGATCAGACGGCGGAGTCGGACATGGCGCTGCTCACCCGCTTGGCCGCCAAACACGATGCTGTAGCCAAACCCGTCGCGGGATTTCTGGTGCTAGCTCGACAAGGAGCGGCCAAGACCGTCACGGGTCAGGTGTTGCCGACGCTGCGACTGGAGCCCGAGCAGCTCGCGCAGTGGCGCTATCAGCACAGCGCCCGCAAGCCCGCCGGCACGGGCAGCGCGCAAGGTGAAAACGGCCAGTCGCCTCCGCAGGTCAGCACCGGCGGCACCAAGGCCTACTGGTGGGATTTCGAGAAGGGCGAGCGGCGCGAAGTGACCACGGGTCAGCCGCCATTCGAGGAAATCCGCTACGTCCATGCCACCGAAGCCGAGGCCAAGGCCGCCGCAGCCACGCGCAAGAACACCGGCGAACGTGCACAGGGCGAGCTCAGTTTCAGCCTGCCGGGTGATCCACGCCTGGCGGCCGAGGGCCGGCTGTCGATTTCGCTGCGCCCGGGCATCCCCACCGACTGGCGCATCAAGCGCGTCGAGCACCGGCTTGGCACCCAGGGCTACACCACGCAGGTGGAGTGCGAGCGTTTCACTGCGTCGCCCGTGCCAGTGACCGACGCCGCCACAGAACCCAACAATTAGGGAGACAAGGACTGTGACCCCTGACAAAGATCCTTCGACTTACGGCCTGATCACCTACCTGTGGGTGACGGGTCTGGCCGCCTGGGGCGGCTTGGTCAATTTCTACCGCAAGGTGAAGTCCGGCGAGACCCGGGCTTTCAATGTGGTGGAGCTCATTGGCGAGATCGCCACCTCGGCCTTCGCAGGCCTCATCACCTTCTGGTTGTGTGAGGCCGCGCAGTTCAACCCGCTGGTCACGGCAGCCCTGGTCGGCATCTCCGGTCACATGGGCAGCCAGGCCATCTATCAACTGGAACGCTGGGCGCAGTCGCGCCTGGGTAAGGAGCGGCCATGAACGCCATCGATACGATCCTCGACGACATCGTTCGCCGGGAAGGCGGCTACGTGAATCACCCCGCCGACCGGGGTGGGCCAACGAACTTTGGCATCACCGCACAGACGCTGGGTGCCTGGCGCAAACTGGGTCGCCCGGCCACGGCCGCTGAGGTGCAAGCGCTGACGGAAATGGAGGCCCGCGACATCTACCGCCAGCAGTACATCACTGGCCCCGGCTTCGAGGCCATCACCCATCCGGCTCTATTGCATCTGCTGGTGGACGCCGGCGTGCATTCCGGTCCGAAGCGGGCGGTGCAGTGGCTGCAGGCAGCGCTCGGCGTCACAGCCGATGGCGTGATCGGTCCCAAGACCCGCGCAGCACTCGCGGCGGCTGACCAAGGTGTGCTCTACGGCAAGGTCCTGGGCCAGCGCCTGCGCCATCTCGGACGGCTGATCACCAGCGACCCCAGGCAGTCAGTGTTCGCCGCTGGCTGGATGAACCGGATGGCCGAATTCGTGGAGGGCACGGAATGACCCCGCTACTCACTACCTTGGCGCCGGGCCTGCTCGAAGCCGGCAGCCGCCTGATCGACCGCCTGGTGCCGGACCCCGCAGAACGGGAGAAAGCCAAGCTCGCCTTGCTGCAGGCCGAAGGCCAATTGGCACTGCAGGAAATGCAGACCAGTCTGTCGGCGATCTTGGCCGAGGCCAACTCGCAGGACCCTTGGACCAGCCGCGCACGCCCGACCTTCCTGTACGTCATCTACGGCGTGATCCTGCTGTGCGTGATGGGTGCCATCATCGGCATCTGGTGGCCGACGCACGTTTTTCAGGCAGCGGAGAATCTGAACAAGCTCCTGGGCGCGGTGCCCGAGAGCCTGTGGTGGCTGTTCGGTGCCGGGTATCTGGGCTACACCGGAGCACGCAGCTTCGACAAGTGGCGTGGGCCGGTGCGCTGACCGGTGCTGCCGAGCACGACAAATAGACACGACGATCCCCCGATCTCACTGCCTTCGATGGTGGTGGGGTCGGGGGATTTTTGCGTTTCTTCAATGAGCAATCCTTGCATCAATAAACCCAGCCTTCAATTGGAAAAGGAAGTCAATATCGAGTACAGTAAATGGGCAATGTTTGCATCACATCGGAGGTCGCCATGAGCCGGCTCAGCGTCAAAGACAGGATGGTTCGCTCCATCGCCCTACGCAAGGGCGAGGTCGTCCTGCGCGCGGATTTCGAGGCCATGGGTAGTCCCAGCCAGATCAGCCGGGCGATCAAGGAGCTGATCGAGGCAGGCAAGATCGTTCGTCTCGGTTATGGCGTCTACGCCAAAGCGCGCCCGAGCACCCTTTCTGGCAAACCCGTGCCACGCGTCTCCTTGGAAGAGTTGGCGCAGGAAGCGCTGGAGAAGCTGGGCGTCCCTGTACAACTGGGACGTGCTCAGGCCGATTACGCCGAGGGCAAGACGACTCAGATCCCGGTGCGCACAACATTCAACACCGGCCAGCGCCGTATTTCCCGCAAGATCACCGTTGGCATCAGCACCGTTCGCTATGAAAACAATTACAGCGCGCGAGCATGACCTGATCCTGGACGTTCGTAACGAGGGCCTGACTTCGTTGCCGCCCGGGATCTTCGAGAAAGACCTGCTGATCACCGAAGTGTTGCGCACCGTCGTGGCGGTCGACAGCGATGGCATCCAGCTGGTGTTTTGTGGTGGAACCTGCCTGTCCAAGGCACACGGCCTGATTGAGCGGATGTCCGAAGACATCGATTTCAAGCTGGTGCTGCCGGAGGGTTTGTCGCGCAGCGCGCGCAGCCGGCTGCTCAGCCAGTTCAAGAAGCGCCTGGCTGTCGTACTTGAGGCTGCTGGGTTTGCAGTGCCGGCAGAGCAGATCGTGGCGCGCGATGAAAACAGCTACGTCTCGCTGAACCTGCACTACGAGAGCCGCTTTGCGCCGGTGGCCAGCCTGCGCCCAGAGATCAAGGTGGAGCTCAATGCCCGGCCACCTGTCCTACCCACAGCAGCGTTGCCCATCGCGTCGATGCTCGATGCTCTGATCCAGGCACCCAAGACGGGGCTGCAGGTCGAGTGCATCGGCGTCGAGGAAACCCTCGCTGAAAAGGTACTGTCTTTCCTGCGCCGGACGGCAGAAGCTCGCGCCGGTCGTAACCGCGCAGACTACGACGACCGCTTGGTGCGTCACCTCTACGATGTGAGAGCCATCGCCCGAGGGCGTGAAGGGCTGGCGCTGCCGCACGAACACTTTGCGGCCATGGTGGCTGGCGATGCGGCGCAGTTCCGCAATCAGTACCCGGAGTTTGAGGAAGACCCGGTGGGACAGATGCGCGTGGTACTGGAAGCATTGCATCAGGAGGCGGAGGCTTTCGAGCGCGACTACCTTCGCTTTGTCGACGAACTGGTGTTCGGCGAGGCCGTGACCTTTGCCGAAGCGCGGGCGGTGTTCATCGAGCTGGCGGAGCACCTGATCGGCCAGCTGAAGGCATAAAGCAAAAGCGCGACATCCCTGTGTCGCGCTCCTGTCATGCCTTGTCGGGCTTGGCCGTCACGCCATCGCCACCGCCTGATCTACCCCAGAGTTGGCCACCACCGGCCGCCGCCCTACGACATTCCCCACCACATTGACCGCCTCGAGCATCGCCTGCGGGGAGAGGTGCGCGTAGCGCATCGTCACCTTCGGATCGTGGTGGCCCAGGAGCTTCTGCACCTCGTACAGCGACCGCCCGGCATTGACCAGGAAACTGGCGTAGCTGTGGCGCAGGTCGTGCAGACGCACTTCCTCCAGCCCGACCTTCTTCCTGATCGAGTCCCAGGCGTAGAAGATCGACACCGGCGGCTTCTTGGTCTTGGGGTTGAAGAACACCCAAGGGATGTCCTCCTGCCGAGGCAGCGACATCAGCAACTCAATGGCCGCATCCGAAAGGGGAATGTGGCGCGGCTTCTTCGACTTCGAGCGTGCCGCCGGCACCGTCAGCATCCGCCGGTTGAAATCGATCTCGTCCCAGCGGGCGTCCAGGACTTCCCGCTTGCGTGCGCCGGTGTAGAGCAACAGCCGGATCACCTGGCCGACCTGCACATTGCGGTTGGTATCCAACTCATCAAACAGTCGCTGCACTTCGGCGGTGGTCAGGTAGCGCTCCCGGGCGCCGTGGTCCTCGAATGGCTCCACCCCATCACAAGGGTTGCTCTTGGGCGGCAGGATGTCCCAGCGGATCGCGCAGTTATAGATGAACTTCATCAACACGATCATCCGGTTGCAGGTGCCCGCCGCGTAGCCCTTCTCGAACACCGCGTGGTGGAAGGCCACCACATCGGAGCGGGTGATCCGGTTCATCCGAAACTCGGCAAACACTGGCAGCAGGTGGTTGCGCAGCATCGTCTCGTCCGTCTCCCAGCTGCGCTTGCGGGTCTTGGCGTAGGGCAGATACCGCTCGGCCACGAAATCCCCGAAGGTCGGCACGTCCTTGAAGCGGTGGCTCTCCACCTTCGGGTCGCCGCCCTCAGTGACCATCTGCTTCATCTTGTGCGCCTTGGCCCGGGCGTCTGATACCGAGATCTCATCAGAGCGGCCAATGCGGTTCAGCCGCACCTTGCCGGCGGCGTCGCGGTAGCGAAAGTAAAAGGTGGCGCCGCCGCTGGCGCGATGCTCCAGCAGGAAGCCCTTGATCTCCGTATCGAAGTAACTCACGGCCCCGGAGGCAGGCTCTCGACCTGGCAAGGTGGCCAGGAATTCGGTCGTCAACGCTTGTGCAGGCATCGTCGTGCTCCTCTATCTACTGAGGGTCATGCTACGATACAATACGCCGCAAAGGACACAAAAAACGTCTAATCAAACAGAAATATTTACCTACCAAGATCAAGCACAAGAAGAGGAGTCGACCATGATCGACGGAAGACAGATCCGCGCCGCACGCGCGATGCTGGGCTGGAGCCGGGACGACCTGCTCAAGGCCTCGGGCATCTCGATGTCAGCGCTGCTGCGCATGGAAGGGGCACTGGCCGACAGCCGGGGCTCCACGCTCAACAAGGTGGCCAAGGCCCTGACCCTGGCGGGCATCGAATTCGTCACCCGGGATGACGGGGCGATTGGCGTGATCCTCAAGGCACAAAATCCGCCTGATTCGCCACAATGAGCACAGCATGCTGGGCAACCAAAAAGGCACAAAGGCCACCTGATGAGACACATTGGGTGGCCTTTGCACTAGATGGCTTTGGGTGGTAGGTAGTTGGTACGTCGGATTGGCTGCAAAATGCGTCTATATAGATAGGTGGCGCGGCTAAGTCTTTGAAAAGACAAAATAAATATCCGATCAGACTGAAAATATGCCTTTTGCGGTAGGAAAGTGGTCGGAAGTGGGTGCTTGGAGGGCTTAAAAACGCGCGTAAGTCTTTGACTTGTAAAGGGATTGCAGAGTAGCTGGCTATTACGCTCACTGTTGGTGTGGATACTGTTGTTGGCACTGCTGCCAACGACACCATCACGGGCACCTACGACCCGATCAACAAGTTGCACAC